ACACGTAGGCTTATTGCTCTTGGTGCAGTAGGTGCAATAATTGTTTTACCTAAATTTGCTGCAATATTTTACCCAGAGGTAGGTGTTGTAGTTGGTTATTCAGAGATACAAGGAAATATTTTTTCTTTCTTAGTAGGCTCTGATAGTGAAAAGGTTATTTGGAAGGAAGCAGCAGGGTTTGTTATTACACCCCTAGATACACACATTGTAAGTGCTATCGTTGGGTTGTATTTTGGTGCAGGATTTGCGAAATGAAAACAGAAGCGTGGACTAGAAAAGAAGGTAAAAACCCTAAAGGAGGCCTTAATGCAAAGGGTCGAGCAAGTTATAAAGGGGGTACACTTAGACCTCCAGTTAAAAAAGGTGACAACCCTAGACGCGCTTCTTTCTTAGCAAGAATGGGTAATATGCCAGGCCCAGAAAAAGATTCTAAAGGAAAGCCAACACGTTTACTTCTTAGCCTTAGAGCGTGGGGTGCATCTTCTAAAGCGGATGCTAGAAAAAAGGCTAGTATGATTAGCAAAAGGAATAAAAAAAATGCCTAATGTAAAAGGAAAGAAGTACCCATACACCACTAAAGGTATAGCAGCAGCTAAGAAAGCAGCAATGCCTGCTAAAAAGAAACCAGTAAAGAAGAAAAAATAATGGCTAAAGGTTTATACGCAAACATAAATGCTAGAAAGAAAAAAGGTATTAGTAGGCCAAAGTCTAAAAGTACCATTACTGACAAGGCATATAAGAATATGAAGGCTGGGTTTCCTAAAAAGAAAAAGAAATGAGTTTTATATCTACACTATCCCCACAGGAGTTAGAAGTTTTAAGAACGGTTGTTAAGACTGTAAACTTTAAACACTATCCTAAAGATTTTTGTACTAATTATGAGGCAGATAAACTTATTGATTCTTTAGCCCCTGCAACTGTAGAAAAGCTAATGCGTGTGGGTGTAGATTCTGGAATTGTGAACAAGTGATTGACTTTAAATACAAGCCTGATGGAGAAACCCTAAAACAATTTATGAAAGACGATACGTTCTTTCGTGGTATTCGTGGGCCAGTAGGATCTGGTAAGTCTGTTGGGTAG